TGGCCAAAGCGATGAACTGGGCCATGCCCTCGCTTGAGCGAATGTCGTTGGCCTTCAGGGCTTCGTTTGATTTGCCCCCCAGGGCAGCGGCCTTGTCGGCCTGGATCTTGTCGATCTCTTCCTGCTTGCCGGCCATCTTCTCGCCGATGTCGGCCGCTTTCTTGGCTGCCTCTTCTTGCCGTTTCTTGGCGTCAGCCGCATCCTTGTCAGCCTTTGCTTGTGCCGCAGACGCGTCGCGGGCGGCCTTGGCTTCCGCTTCCTTAGCTTCCCGTTCTGACTTGCGACGAGCCTGCTCTTCGGGGGTCATGCGATTGCGAGCAGAAGCAACGGCACGACCAGCGGGGCCTTGCGGCTGGCCCGTGGACGGCGAATCGCCAAGGATGGCACGGCTGGCGGCAGCCCCGGCGTTGGACGCGGCCTGCTCGGCCTCGCCAATGTTTTGTTTTGCGCGTTTTTCAGCATCGGCTGCCATAGCCTTGCCGGCGGCTTCCAAGTCACTCGACACCCAACTGCCAAGCCCCTCCAGCAGCTTGCCAATCCCAATCGCCAACAGATTCCCGGCAATCTCAAACACATTGAAAGCCGCTCGCAATGACTCACCGACGGCCGTAAACACGTTGGCTGCGAACTTGAACACCTCGCCAACCTCGGACAGCGTCACACCAAAGCCATCAAAGCCGGCCATGGCACTGTCGAACACTGTGGCCAGGTAATCGGCCACGTCGAGCAGGGCATTGGTAATCGTGCCGGCAATGCCTTCTCCACCGCTGCCGCTCGCACTGTTGAACGACTCAACAAACGCCAAGAACTCCTCGGCCATGCTTGTCACAATCGGGGCAAGGTTACCGACGACCTGGCCAATGATGCCATCAAAGGTCGCCTTGACCATGTCCAGCGATTCATTCATCTCGCCGATCGCCTCGACTTGATCGGCACCGACCACCGCCCCGAGTCGTTTCATCCGCTCTTCAATCTCTGCCAGGTCGGTCGCCATCATCGGCAGCAGCTCGACGCCTGCTTTTCCGAACATGGCAACTGCGGCAGCGGCTCGCTCTGCCGGCGTCGGCAATGCTGCAATCGCTTGCTGGATCGTGCGGAATTGCTCTTCCGGGGACATTGCCTGCAATTGCTGGAAATCAATTCCCAGCTTGGTAAACGCCTCTGTGTTTCCGCTTTCGGCAGCCTGGCCAATCGCCACGGAAAGTTTTTGCAACGCTCGACTGCCGTCTTCCACGCCGGCCAACTTGGCCGCCATGTTGAACACTTGCAGCGATTCAACGCCGACGCCGATTCGCGCAGACAAATCGTTCAGCTTGTCCACGGACTCGGCCACGCCAGCCGCATAAGTGACAGCAGCACGGCCAGCCGACATGAAGGCATCCGCCAGCATGGTGATGCCTTTGGCGGCGACGGCCCCAATGGCGATGTTTTTGATGGCCGACACGTCGGCGGCCGTGCTGCGGGCCTGCCTGCCCATGCGATCCATGGCGGCAGCTGCGTCATTGGCCCCCGACACGACGCCGGTGGCGGACATGCTTGCCCGCATCGCCAGTGCCAGAGTCGTCGCCATACGTCACCGTGGTCTCAGTTTTGCCAGTTCCGCCGCAATCTGTTCCGCCGTCATGGGCGGCTTATCAATGGGCATGAAATCGTCTTCGCGTGGCGGGCGGCCCCTGCCGCAATACGGCGCCAGGATCGCCGCCACGATTCGTGCTGTCTGCCGCCACTCGCCTCCCAACGGATTCACGTACCGATGAAACGCCAGCCATCTCCTGTACTCGGCCACGTCCATCCGTTCGCCGAGCTCCCGCTCAGTTATGCCAAGGTGACCGGCCAGGATGAGCGAGAAAGCATCCAGCGGCCGGTCAATCAGTTTTTTCCGATGTCCTCAATTTCCTTGTCGTCGAGCTCGTTGTGCTTCTGGGCGATGCGGAACAACCGGGCCCCGACGGTGCCCGACAGCCCCTTCAGTTCGTCGCTGGTGAACAGCGGCTTGCCGGCCTCGTCCACTAAGCATTTGGACAGGTACAGCGTGCGGTAGTCCTCCACACCTTCCCCCTTGGATCGCAGGCAAGCCAGTTCCCACGATTGCAATTCGCCCAGCGGCAGCGTGCGTACCCACACGTCGCACTTCCACTCGGGCACATGCACCTTGAGTGCATTGCCTTGGTCAGCCGCCTTGATCTGATCGGCGAGTCCCATTACGCCCCCAGCTTGAAAGTCACGCTGTACGTCAGCAGTTCGCCAACCGCCGCTTGCGCCCCAAGCGACTGAAAGATGGCTACCGGGAATGACAGCGACAGCCCCGGTCCACCTATTGATAGGGCCGCCGTCAAGCCGACATTGGTGGAGCTCATCGCAGCTGTGCTACGGGCCGACACGCTGATGGTGCCGTAGTCCACGTCGCCAACAGAAAACACCTTGGCACGGGACGTGGTGCCACGGGGCGTCACTTCGATGGTGTCGGCGGCAATGCCGTCAACAGACAGCGAGACGACTTCGCCGAGGGGCGTGGCGCCCCAGGTGATGGTGGTGCCCTGAGATACGTTCGCCACGACGGCCCCCCGTCGTTAGCTCTTCACTTTGAAGGTCAGCGACTGTTTGACCAGTTCGCCCGTGGCGTAGGCCACGCTCGAGCTCGACACGGTCGCCGTGTAGGTGACTGAGGCGAAGGACAGCACGCCGGTGGCACCGATAGCCACGGCCGTCGTCCCGTACGCCTCACAGCTAAGCTCGTTGTCGATGAGGGCCGGCGACTGGTAGGTGCGATTGGCACCGCTGGCCAGCCCGAGGTGCGAGTTGTCGAGCAGATCGCCGCCGGGCGTCACGGTCACGCTGGTGACCGTGTACGTGCTGCCGGCAAAGACGAACGTATTGCCCTGCGAATCGACTGCCATGGGGCGGTTCTCCTGTGGTTCGTGGGCCGCTGGGCCCTATCAAAAAACTACGGCAGGGGGTGCGAATCCTTGCAGTTACGCCCGGCCCTTCTTGGCCCGTGCTGCCAGGTACTTCGGGAGTTGCTTTAAGGCGTTCTGTAATGCCGTCTTCATCTCCGTCTCAAGGTTTGCTTTCACTGCCGGCAGGGCGGCACTCGACGCCTTTTCGACCGGACGCAGTGACGGCATAACGCCACGAAACGCCCCACGTTTGGTGAACCGAGGCTTTGTGCCGTACTCAACCAGGAACTGATGCTGCGTCTTGTCTGCCGGTCGGTTGCGACGCTTTGTGCCAGACTTCGGCGGCTTGGCAGACCCAGGCTTGCGAAAACCCACAATGGCGACGGCGGCCCCAGTCTTCGGGTATCGCTTGGCTTTCGTGGCCACGCCACGCCGCAGGTTTCCGGTCGGGCCGACTGGCGTTGTCCTGGCCAGTTGTTCCTTGGCTGGAGCCAATGCTCGCTTGACGGCCGCTCCGATGCTGGCCGCCGCCAGGGACTTTGGTAGCTTGCGGAACTCGTCCGCCAGCCCAGGAAAGTCTGGAAAATCAAGCGTGATCGCAGGGGCAGCCATCACGTCGCCTCGTTGATGCGGAAATCGAACGACTGCTGCACCGAGTAGTACGGCAGCATCTGGTCGTCGGCCGGCATGTCCACGCCATCGGCCTCTGTGACGAGCGTCGTCCGCTGGATCGTCACGCCGGCCGTGGTGCCCGTCCAGCCGTCCACGGCCAGGCGGACGGCTCGGGCGATCGTCTTTACGCTGGTGTACGAAGTGCCGTAGGTGGTCAGCTGCAGCGTCACCACGGGGTTGCCGACGTTGCCCGCAAGGCTCTGCGGGCGTTCTACGGCTGTGCGCTGGTAGATGACGAGCGGCAGCGGAGTGCCAGTAGGAGCAAGCAGCGGGTACACCCGCGTGCCGATGTATTGACTCACGGCCGTCTGGCTGGTCAGACGCTGAAACAAAAACGCTTCTGGGGCTTCTGGAAAGCTCATGTGGCGGCCTTCTCCGTGCAGATCAGTTCCATGTACCAGCCGCGTTCGTATTCGTTGATGGCACCGATTTCGAGCGTGCGGGATCCTGCATACAAAATGCGCATGGCGGGCTTCACGCCTGCCAACGCGCGGATTGTCACCTTGTGCCCAGTAAATCCGACGATCTGGCCATACCGCTCGGCCTCCCGGCCCGAGAGCGCCGACACGTCTGCCCACACAGTGGCAAACGTAGACCACGACAGCGAGACTTCGCCAACCGCGTTTCTCGTTTCGGTCGCCTGCTCAATCACGATTCGGTCTGTGAGGCTGCCAGCGTCGATCATCGGTACGATCCCCAGCGGATGGTGTCGAGCAAGGCCTTGGTGCCCATCGGCACTTCCGTAAGCGCCGCCTCGGCCGCCATCTCGCGGTTACGCCACAGATGGGCCACCAGCATCAAAATGGCCGACTTAACCGGGGCGGGCACGCTGGTGCCGTCAGCTGAGTACCCAGCCCACCACGTCACCGTGGTGCTGTTCTGATCGGTCAAGTGGCTGGGCCAACTCTGGCCGTACAGCGGCCGGGCAACGCCCGGAGTGGATTGCCTGTCCACCCGGTATTCCGTGGTCGCAAGCGTGGCCGTAGAGGCCCCTGCGCTCGGCGTGTAGGTGATCGTTACCGCCGTGGCCGTTCCGGCCTGCACCATAGGCGGCCGGGGCAGCTCGATGTCCAGATTGGGAATGGTGCCCTGGCGGCCCTCGATGTTGTTGCCGTCGGCCAGTAGCCCAAACTGCACCGGGCTGCCGATCGCCCCATAGAACGAATCCAGCCGCATCTGCAGCTGGGTGTGGCAAAAGGTGCGGTCGCAGTAGTCCTCGGCCCAGCGCGTGGCGGAATTGATGAGCGACGTGATCAACGTGTCTTCGTCACTATTGTCGATCCGCAGGTGCAGCTTGGCTTCGGCCAGCGTCACCGGATTATTGGCGGGCTCGGTGGCCCGCACCAGGCTGCGATACCTCATCGGGCTTTCCTCCCTCTACGCCGTGGGGCGTCGGCCGTTTCGACGTTGCGGTGTTCGACCATGGCGTCCTCGAGCAGCGTTTGCTGCGGCTCGCTGACAAGCTCGACGCCGCCGGTGGCCAGCAGCATCTTGGCGGGGCCCGACGGGTACTCGATGACGGCACCCTTCGAGTAGCCTTTCATGGACCGTGTGAACCGCAGCAAAACGTGGTCAGTGCGTGGCAAGGCTGGCCTCCCCGTGTTCAATTGAGCCCCAGGCTTCGGCCGGTCGTCGGCCGCCGCCGTTCCAATAGTGCGTCGGCGTCTGGTAAACGGGCCTGAGATCCCGGCCTGGCCAGGTGAACTTGAGCTCGGCGTGGCCGATGGCGATCTGCGGAGCGATGCCCAGCTTGTTGCCGGCCGCACGGAACTGGGACCAGAAGTGGATGTCAGGGTCTCGCCGGGGCGGCTCGCCTTCCGGGGCGTCGCCCCAGTGACCATCGGGCCGCGGGCTGCCCAGGAACCACGGCGTGGGCGTGCGTTTGAGGGCCTCGCTGCGGATGAGCGTGCAGCCGAAGTGAGCCGTCTGCACGGGCTGCACCACAGCCTCAAACCACTTCGTGGGCAGCTGCACCACGCCGATGCTGCCGTCGTGCCCCTCGGGCGTGAACATCGGTATGCCGTCATCCCGCTTGGTCTGCAACGGGGCCACAGCGTCGTACCCGCTGGCCAGGGCCGCCGTCAGCAGCCGCTGGATGGTGTCGGCCTCAAAAACCGAGTCATA